CCATGGCAGGGGAGCGGCCATATGCGTCGTTAGAGACTAGGTCCCATCGCCCGATAATTGCCATTTGCTCATAGAACCCTCCAACGTATAGGAAGCCAGCGCCTTGACCAGGTGCGCCGCCTTGAGGAGAGGTGGAACCACCCCATTCCCAATAGCACTCGCGGTATTTCCATTTGACGCTGACACCAAAGCGCTTAGCGTCATCAGGGGTGTTGGGTTCTATTGCGTGGGCGACGATTATTTCGCGGGTACGGTTTGCGCCGGATGGGTCGTCATAGAGGGCACAGACAGAATCGGAGCAGTTGTCGCGGCCCCAACGACTAACGACTGCGTCAACGGTCATAGTGAATTCACGATAGAAGACAACGGGGCGGTATTGGCCGTCGATGTCGACGTAGTATTCGCCAAAGCATGGATTGTAGCAGTTGATGACGTTGTCGAAATCTTCGTAGATTAGGAGAACAGCGGTGCCGAAGACTACGAGGTCGAAGTAGAAGGTGGAGATGCAGTTGTAGAAGTTAGACTCGGCAAAGATGAGGTAGAGGAGCCGCTCACATTCAGCAAGCCAAAGCGAAACTGGAGATGTTTGAGTAGAATCAATCTTACCAACTCTAAGCTTGAACCACGGTCTGGTAGGAGAGGATTTGCCAGACACCAGTCCTGATGCGAGATTTCTGGCACAGATGACTCCTGTTTCGTCTAGGATATGTTGGTTGATAGGAGAGCCGCGATAGGCTTGGTTGGGAGTTATGATCCATTTATAACGGCGGGGAAGGAAGTAGTCTGCGAGTTCACGTGCGTGGGTCCACCAACTGTATCTATTAACACGGAGGCCCATTAGGCGCCCGATGCAATAGTTCCAGAGCAAGAGGCGCTTAGGATTTATCGTTAGTGGTTGGGCCACTTGTACCTGATTTGACTAGAGGAGGTTGGCGTTCCGCTGACATCGCTGCGCCAGCCATGAGGATGAATGCGTCATCGGGCTTAGCACGTGGGGCAATGGATGGAGTTGAGGAGAAAGGAACTACTGGCATTCTACTGACCTACTAGGGTCTTCTGCCCCGAGTCGGTTGAAGGGATGGAACTGCTGCCAATGAAGGATGGTTGAGCGGATGTGCCAGAGCCGGGTTTGCCCGCAGGGCCTTGAGCAGGCGGAGCGGATGCGGGAGGTGGTGGAGGTGAAGAGGCAGGAGTGGCAGTTGGGGCGGAGCTACCACCACCTATTGCACCAGATAAGCCGAGGCCAGCACCACCAGCTAGACCAGCGAGGGCAAGGCCGGTTAAGGTGATTGGATCGACGGAGCAGATGTGTGGGGATTGGGAGATGTCTCTCATTTGACTCTCAATTCGGTTGAGCGGCATTCGGGACATTGAGCGAGATCATTGGGCTGAGCGCACCATATATCGAGGATTGGAAACGCGAGAGCACAATGCTCACACCATAAGGTTTCGTGGTTGGCGGTTTGAGCCATGTCAATGACTTCCTGCGTTGTCATGCGATCATCCTGTCTTCTGCATACGGGTTGTATTCACATTCAGCGGAATCGCCTTTGGGATCGACTATGCCTGCGTGCTCCCAGCCTGCGTGAGAATTGCGGGCTAGTGGACCGCCGAAGGTTAGGGCTAGGGCATCGAGATCGTCGAGGACTAAGTTGGAATTGTCCTCCATTAGTTCTTCTTTGGACACTAGTTGTATTTGGTCCGCTTTGTTGAAGGTATAGCGAATCGCCAACATTGCAGTGCGGAGTTCTGGATCATTCGGCAACAATCCACCCTTAAGCCAAGCACGGACTGCGCCATACATAGCTGCGCGCATGTTGGCATATTTTTCACCAGGGTTGTCATTGACGACGCCGGTTATAGAGTCCTTAGCGCCAAATTGAACCTCGATGACGAACAGGCGCTGTTGGCGACAGTTGTCTACAACGCCACCGCCTACGCCACCACCATCAATGAAGATTCCATCTGGATGCCATTCGTAGAAGGCGTCGTGGACTTTGTTGGAGAGTTCTACAGTGTTGATTCCGTTGTACCGTCTACGCACAATGCTGCGTGCATCACGACCCTTTCGCGGAAAGATAACGCTATTGTTTTGCCCGAAGCGAGCAACGTCAACTCCAAGCGCCAATGGAGTAAATGCATCCACAAATACTTCCCGATCATTTGACATAGCAGCGTCAATGTCAGCGGCCGAGAAGAACTCCATCTCACCAATTCTTGGGAACTGTCCGAGTACACGAATACGCACGAAATCTGAGTCGAGCCCGTAAACTTTAATCCATTTATCAAATCGAGGCTTGTTGGTGACTTTGACAGTACGGGAGTCGATTTGTCTGCAATGCCAGAACTCATTATGTCGGCCTCCCTCGAAACACTCTTTGAACCTACCCGAGTTGCGCGTTGGGTTGCCAAAGACGAGCCAAATGATTTCGGTCTTGTCGTCGGTAAGGGCGCCTTCAGCTGTTTCCCAGATAACGTCGGAGATTTCGGAGGCCTCGTCGAAGATGAGGAGGATGCGCTTACCTTGGTTATGAAGGCCAGCGAATGCCGCTGGATTCTTCTCCGACCAAGGGATCATGTCGATACGCCAAGTCCGTTCCCTATCCGGGTCCTTGGAGAAGAGAGCGGTGGCAGTGAGGTTGAAATGGTCACGGGTGAACCAACAGAGGTTGAACCACTTGCCAAGTTCCGCCCAAGTCTTTGTCTTAAGTTGGGTTTCGGTGTTGGCTGTGATGACACCGCGACAGTCGGGAAATGTACAGAATGCCCAGAGGATGATCCAGGCGACGGTAGCGGACTTCCCGATTCCGTGGCCGGATGCAGTGGCGATCTGAATCGCCTCGCTAGGGTTAAGGAGTCCACAGCGGATTAGCTCCATGAGGTCGCGGGACCAGGCGTCGGGACCGTCGAAGTTTGCTAGGACGGTGTCAGGATCGCCCCAAGGGTAGGCGCCGAGGGTGAAGGCTAAGGGGTCGCCTGAGACGGAGGCGAGCCATTCGTGTAGGTCGGCAGAGGGTGAGCCAGTGGCGCTCGAAGGTTGGAATGGAGACAACCCAAGCGTCGCACTGGTTCCCTCTGACCCAGGGGAGCGCAGACCATCCTCTGAGTTAGACTCGTCGTACAAGTTGGCGTTCCACTGGTGCGAGGGGAGCGTCGTTGTCGATCACGCGGTTGAGGGTCACGTCACGGAGTTGGCGTGCGCGCTCAAGGTTCTTGGCGAAGTCTACGTTGATATTAGTCACGGTGGACTTCTTAACAAGGCCGGTGCGATCGGCTAGGTCGGAGAAGACCCGTAAGGCTTTATCTAATGGGATAAGTTCGTTCTCTTCATCTGCTTTGTCGAAGTGTTCATGGATGTGGCGCAGTGCTTTGTGCCGAGCACTGAGAGCGTCGCGATCTTGGTCGAGGACGGCTTCGCGACGCTCTTCAGCAACTTCGGGACGGTAGCGAGCGATTAGGTCCATGAATGAAGGATCAGAGTGGAGGATGTAGACCCGAGCGATTGAATAGCCAGTTTGCTCCGCTGCATCCTTTGGGCGGATGCCACAGGCAAGGAGGTAGGCCAGGCGATGGTGCGGATCGCGGAAGCGACGGACGGCGGGGACGGTACGCTTGGTGCGAAGGCATAGAAGGTCGTCCGGCACCAAGGGGCGAATGGCGCCGATCGTTAGTTTGATCCTCGGGAGCGAGCCCCGGGTCAACATCATATCCTCCGCGTTATCTTACCAATGTATGGATGGCAACCAGGTTCCCGATTAAGAACTAAGTTCACTAACCAATTATCCTTCGGTAGTATTAAGTTCTGCACCTGCGCTATTGGAGTTGTCTTTTGACTGTTATATCTTATATTATACCTTGGCTGGTACTTCCTAATCATCTTGATCTCTTCTGCGTCCATCTCGCCAATTGCCATTGGCTTTATCCATATATCATCAAATGGAATATGACTGACGTATCGTTTGCCTAAGTTAGTGTTAAATGACCGTTTTGTTCCTGGGTTACTTTTCTGTTTCATATGAAAGGCAAGGCGTGACAATATCATCTTCGCCTTTCCAACATACACAACCGAGCCTTTGTATACTAACGCATACACTCCGGACTCTAATACTTCGCTAACGTTTATGAAGTCTGGTTCTTCGAACATTGGATTTTCACCCTACCTCCCAAGAGTATACCATGTCCGTTAATCGAATGTCAAGCCCCCTTCGCTACTCACCACTTGGGTAAAGCGTGGGTGATTCGAAAATGCGTAACTTTTGCTGAGAAGGCCTATGGCCACCCGGCGAAGGGCGAATTTTGGCCCCCCCCCCGCCTCGGCGTTGCTAATGAGCTACTGTGCAGATGCATGGCTGGGTCGGCGCGAATGCATGCAATCGGCCACATTGTCGCCATGATTGGGGCGCAGACTATTCGTGTCGCAATGCAGCGGCGCTAACATTGGAGATTAGCAATGGCGAAGCAAGCACTCAAGTTCCTGCCGTTCCCGATTGAGCAGTTGCCGCAGTCTATCACTGAGGACTTGGCTATCATCGACGCGGCGAAGGCAAGGATTAATGCACTGCTGACCAGTGCTGCGCCTGAGGGTTATAAGGCACAGCACAGCTATAAGCTGGACTTTGCGTTTGGTAAGCGAGTGTTTAAGATTGCGTATTACCTTGCGGCGAAGCCAAAGGCGCAGGCGAGTGTGATGTCGAGCATGACGTTGGGTGACTTCATTGCAATGCAGACGAATGGAGGACATCGGGCATAAGCTTCGCTACCAGGTGACGTTAAAGGCCGGGCATTGTCCTGGCCTTTTTTATATGAGGTTTGTTCACTGTTTGTCGAGGGCAAGGAATGGCGCAGCCGATGGAAGGTAGGGTGATAGCGGGCATGGGTTGGGAACGCATCAGTGGCCTCAGCTGTTGATTGCAGGAGCTATTGGCAATCAGTGGGATAGCTGATTATTCGGATCATTCGCTGTATTGTTCTACACTTTACTTATTGCCTAATGGTAATGGTTGTGGATGTCTAAGCCCCTCTACCCTCTTCTTGTGTGTATATATGTGTGGTGTAAGGGTAGGAGACATTCAGATGAGCCTAGGCTACCATTAGGCAACCGGGATAGTGTAGAACAATACCGGGAAGCATTGGATATCTGAGATGGATAAGGGAATTTATATTAAGATTGTTGTTGACTATTGCGGAGCGATGTGCTATAATAGACCATCAGACATTCAGCATTGTGCTCCAAAGGTATTAAGTGAACGGTTATGAGTGACGAGCAAGAGGTAAAGGCGCTGATTGCGTTGATTAAGAGTAAGGAAATGAAGAAAGCAATTAGAGTGGATAATAAGCTGCCGCCTAAGATGCAATCGTTGACTAGACCCGTATTGCCATTGTGGCATCAGCGTCAGCGTTATGAGAAGCTATTAGCGACCAATAAGGACAAGGCAGCGGAATACTTTGCATTGTGCGCTAGAGCACCTAATAAGCTGGTACGTGATATACAACCAGTACCTAAACCATTTACCTCTAAGCAGATTAATGAGGCTTGGGAACGAAAGCGAGCAATTGAGTTGGCTAATAAAGGGCCATTGAAGCGAAAGGTGTGAGCATTGTCTCTACCGCCTAATGACAGTGGCATTGCTGCATCGCAGCATCACGAAGATTTGATTTGATTGTGCGGTGCAACCAGTGGTACACTCAGCATTGTCATCACGAGCATCAGCATTGCGTTTAAGGGTATAAGCGCAGCGCTAACCAAAGGGATCAGCAGATGAAAAAGAAAAAGCCGAAGAAGACGAAGCCAAAGATGATAAAGGTATTAGGTGTGCAGATTGATGCAAATCAATTACCTGATGAGGTATATATGCTCGCGGTAGAGGATGCCTTTGAGGGGCTTATGAAGCGCTATAAACCGAAGGGTCTGCGCCCTACATGAGCAATGACTTCCAATCCCGCGTACAACACGCCTTCAGCCTAAAGGATGGCGTGTTGTATTGGGTCAATCCACCCCCGATACTTCGTAGGTCATGGTTAATAGGTCGAATAGCAGGGTATAATCATGGCGGCCAAGGTGCGTGGAAAATACCCTTTGAAGGCAAGCGATGGTATAGGGAGGACCTGATAGCTATCTACCTAGGTAAACCAGTTAAATCGCATCCTAAGCGCAAATCAAGGCCCTTCAAGCGACTACCAGTCTAACAG